CCCATCCATTTGTGTAGTCAGTTGTGACCTTATCGATACCAGCACCCGAAAAGTCATGTGTAGTCCAAGCACCCGTGCCGGGGTCTCTTGCATAGATCGCGGTGGAGGTAAATGTGAGTAGCCTTCCATCGGAAAAAACAAAATAGTCCGAGTTGGCCCCACCAGGTGGCACCGAAATAGCAGAGCTTGTTAGAGTGTTCCTGCTGTAAGCACGGATTTCATTTCCGTAGCTTCCACCACCTACAACGACCGGACCAGCTCCAAGAATCAAATCCGCGCCGAGCCCCATGTAGTTGTTGTAGTCTGTCGATAGCCTGCCTGTTTCTCGGAAAGTGTTCATCGAGTTTGGCAAATCGGCAGTGTTGAGTGGAAAAGCAGGATTGAGGCTGCCTACCGGCTGCTGCACCGGCGTGACAGCCCCAGCTCGCTGCGTGATGCCAATTGCTGCGTAAACGTCCGGAGTCGCTGGATCATTGTCGGTCAGGGTTATCAGAACAATCTCGTCGCCAATGGCAAGATACCCTCCCGTGCCATTGATGAAGCTGATAGGGTCGTCGTCAATAGTCGGTGCGTCAGCTGTGCCCTCGCCGGTCGCGGGATCGTAGGTCAGCACCTCAGCTCCGTATGTTAGTGCCCCTTCCTCCGCACCTACTGCCGCATAGTCTGAAGCTGAAGCTGCGCTGCTGGCCTCGCCACCGGCTGTCTTGGCTTCCTGACGCTGGATTAGCCTGCGAAGCCTCTCCTCAAGTTGAGCCCTGACTGTTCCGAGCTCAGGAACGACTCGAATGTTCTCGCCCTGGACTGAGATGGTCAATGCCCTGACCCGGTATGTGTAGCGATCCCCAAATCGATCAGTGACGTAGACGTAGTCACCGACATTGTAGTGCAGGTATGGCTCGTAGCCCTCAGGCAGAACCTCTGCAGTCATGGAATCAGCCGGTGTCTCAAGAGTAGGCATCGTGCGATCTGTAATGTTCTGAGCTGTGACCTGAGAATCGACATTGTTGAGGCTGAGAAAGGTTTCGCGCCGTCCGTATGTGCCAGTAGTCGTGCCCACCGTTTCAACGAATTGACCATTGCCGTATTCAGTGTAAATGACGTTCCGCACCGGCCCATTGACCTCGCGAGTCACATTGACTGCATTTTGAGCTATTCGGAGAACCACCGGATTGGTTTGTGTTGTGGTGTCCACACCTCGTTCGACTGCATACTGGAGCACCAGGTCAGCGTCTACCCACACATCGACAGCTGCATCCGCGTGACGTGATGCGACCTCGGCAAGGGTGGCCCCAACACGCTCCTCAATTGTGATCTCCTGATCGGGCCCCCATGCGACGCTGTTGCTGTCCGTGGTATCGTCAAAGCCCAAGCTCATTTCTATCAGAGCACCTCTTGCCTGAGCCTCGTCAAAAAGCTCTTCCATAATCGCGCCGACGTATTGGTCGGTGTAGAGTCGGCTGGTTCCAGCTCCACTCTTGTAGATTAGCGCATTCTCAAGTAGGCTGCGAGCACCACGCCCGCTTACCTGCAGCACTATGCGTTCGTCGGTCTGCACCCTGACGATTTTCTCAATGACCCCAGTCCACACATAATCGTCAGCCCGATCTCCATAAGAGAATTTGACCAGCTTACCGATGTCGCCTTCGCTTATCGCGTTGAGATCGACAAATTCAAATGTAAAGCTGCCTTCACCTTTGAGCTCGTCGGTCCATGTAATGTTCACTGCGTTGCTCAGTGGATAATTGCGGGTGCCGTTGCGGTTGTAGAGTGTTGCGCTGACGAAGCTGGTCATAGGAAGATCGCCCTGTATTGGATTGTCATGAGCTGCGTCGCGGCCCCGTCTCGCGTCACCGTCCAAGTGTTGGTGCCCGGCATCAACGGCATCCATAGGTTCGTGCCGGTCGTGACTACATTGCCACTGACATTGGTAGCCCCATCAAGAGCTGTGAATCCGCCGGTGAAAATTTGCAAGCCGGTTGTGACGGGTAAGTCATACTCCAAACCGAATCCTGTGGTGGCCGAGTAGATGCTGATGCTGTTAGCTGCTCCGGGAATGTTGATTGTAGAATTGACCACCTCAGCACTGCCGAGAACATTGAAGCTGAAGGTTTCGCTGTTGTCCACGTATTGGTTGATGGTGGTATTGGTGCTTGAGATCAGAATACCGGATGGGATTGTGATAGTCAGCACGGCTCTTGCTGTGGTCGGGTTGATGTAGTCGAGGCTTAGCTCAGGTGAGATGTGCACCTGGGTGAAAACATTGCCGCCCGGTCGATACCACGTCAGCGTTCTCGTAGGTGTGCCGATTTGAATAGTGCGTCGATGTGGCCTGATGGCTGTCTTTAGCTCATTGATGTTTGTCAGCAGACCTTCTCTTGGGTTCGCATGGACTGCTCCGGTGCTGCTCTTGTCACCGAAAATGACGATAGGTATGTTTACGGTGCGTGAGTCTGTGGTCCGTTGCCGAGGCAGAGCACCGCGCAGTTGTGGGACGACGTAGTCCTCGCCACGGACTCCGGGCCCATCGTTGAGCTCCGAGAGATCGAGAGTCTCCCATGCCGGTGTGCTGAGAGGAAGGCTATCAATTGTCAGATACTCTGACCTTGTGACTATGTAGCTCATACATTCCCCCTGAGTAGGTTGGCTCTACGCAGAGCTGCTGGTATCGAGGTTGCTGCAGGTTCTGATACCGGGTTGTTGATGACGACATTGTAAGTTGCCCCTGCGCCGCCGAGCATGCCGGTGAGAACATTGTTAGGTAGAACGTATCCACCAGTCTTAGGGACCATGAGCTCAGGCCCGCGTTCGCCGACGATCATTGGCTTGCCACCGGCGAAAGCACCGCCATCAGCAAATCCCGGTATCTTCCCTACCAGACCACCGACTCCCTTGAAGATGTTCGCGATAACATTCAGACCGGGAAGCTTCAAGATCGCGGCGAACACATTTCGAATAATCGTTGGTAGGTTCTGAAACAGACGTGAGACGAATTGAATAGCTATCTGTGCACCATTTTTTAGATTGGTGAATACCCTTGCGATAGTGTCGCCAACGCCCTGGAATGGAGCTGCGATTGCCTTACCGAGTCCGCTTGCGAGATTCTTGATACCAGTGACAGCATTACTGAAGCCTTGCTTGATGCGATCCCAGTTTTTGACTATCAGAGCTACTACCGGAGCCAGCGGTCCAGTTAGAATGATAGCTATGTTCTGCCAGTTGGCCTTGATGAAATCAAATGCCGAGCTGAAGATGCCCTTGATGTCGTTGAAGAGCTCTACGAAGAATGCACTGATGCTATCCCAGTTCTTCACAATGAGAATGATGGCTGCAATGGCTGCCGCAGCTGCGAGAGCCCACGGGTTGAGGAGCAGAGAAAGGTTTAGAGCCTTCACGACAGTTATGATGCCTTGCACACCCGTGACGACCTTCCCGAATACAATCAGCACTGGACCAAGAGCTGCAGCGAGACCGGCTGAGATAACAATCAGCCGAGCAGTCTCAGGTGAAAGGCTTTTGAAGGCATCAGCAGCAGCTTGGATAAATGGCTTTGCAGCTTCGAGTGCTCTACCAATCTCAGGAATGATTACGTTGGCAAGGGGCTCGAGAGCAATCTTGCCTTCATTCTTCAAAAGCTTGAGCTGCTCCGGCCAGTCTCGTGTGCTATCGACCGCATTCTGCACAGCACCGTCAGCACCCTCAAGGGAGGCTGTCAGTGCTTGCACGTCGAGATTACCCTGCTTGATCTGCTGAATAATGACACCGAAGTTTCTTGGACCGAATACCTCTTTTGCCAGAGTGGTTGCCGCAGCCTCGTCACCGGCAGCAAGCAGGTCTTGTATTGATTTGAATGTGTCTTGGATGAATTTGCCGGTATCGAGCACAGCTGCGCTATTGCTCTGCGCTAACACAGCGTTAGCGTTGCTTATGTCTGATGTGGCTTCTGTGATTGTGGATTTGAGCTTTGTGACGTTATTCTGTGCAAGAATCAGAGCGGATTTAGCAGCCTTAGGGTTCGCCTGCACCTCGGCAAGTTTCTGCTCAGCAACAATCAAATCAAGCTGTGCGTTTTCGAGTGTGCTGGTTGCGTTGGCCCGATCTTTGAGTGCTTGCTCAGCACCCTTATCACCTTTGAGAGAATTGACTACTGCTTTCTGAATACCAGCCAGGACCGCGCCTGAGTTCGCTCCAGCCTTCTCAAGCTGACCAAGCAATGATGTTGCTTCGTCCGCGCTCAAGCCAAGAAGATCGAAAGTAGCAGCTCCGTCTGTTGCGCTCCTTGCGAGCTCATTGACACCAATACCAGTTTGCTGCGAGATTACGAGCAGCTTATCGAGTGCAAGTTCCTGCTCATCGGCCCCGATCCCATAAGCATTGAAGAAACGGGTGATACCCTCAGTATCGACTGGTGCGCCGGTGATTTCTTGCAGATCGAGCACCTGCTTGGCAACGGCCTGCAATTCGGTGCCAGTAAGACCGAGACGAGTATTTAGTGTTCCAATGACATTGCCGGTCTCCTCAAATGAGGCTGTCACTGATGAAGCTACTGATCGGAAATCGTTCTGTAGCCCTTCGAGCTCTTTGCCGGTAGCACCAGTCTGGACCGCAATGTTATCGAATGCCCCGTCGATCTCCATGCCCACGGCAATGATTGCAGCTCCAGCTGCTGCAATAGGGGCCGTGATGCCTGCGGTCAGACCCTTACCGACCTTGTTTAGACCGCCCGACAGACGATCACTGAAGCTCTTGCCGCTTTTTTCTGCTACTGGCCCAAGAGTCTTGTCCAAATCATTTCCAAGAGAGGATGCAAAGTTATCCACCAGCTTGGGGCCGATGAGCACGTTGATGATACCGGCTTCAATTCCGCCTGCCATTACTGCTCACCACCCTTCGAGACGCGTTTTACACTGAGACCCTGACCGAGCAAGTCTCCAAGAGTAGTGCGCCGCTTGCCTGTGTTTTCAGCGTTGTCCCACGGTCTCGGTATCTTGACTGGATTGGGTTTGCGTGCTGTTGGCTTGCTGTGTGACTGCACGTAGGCACGAAGTAGCGCATCGAGCATTTCGATGGTGGCAGCTTGTAGCTCATTGTCGATAGTCCAAGAGGTCTTGTTTGACCGCCACAGAGCAGCTTCAGGAGGTAGCCAGCGAATGAGACCCGCGATCCTTCGAACACCGATACCTGGCTGACCCCATAGGTCATCGGCCAAGTTTCGATTGTAGTATCTCACCCAGTCCGCCTCGATCGCCTCGTAGTTCTCCCTCACGAGACGTTCGAGGTCAGTTAGTTTCCCGGTTCGACCGCGTAAAGCTGGCTGATGCTCTCAATCAGGACAGTCATGTCAGATACAGAAACATTACCGGCTTGGAAGTCTGACCACTGCTCACCCAGCAGAGTCTTGACGGCAGTAATGATCTGCACGCTGTCTTGAGAGGTTGCGGCTTCGACGATACTCCACGGCAGCTCCACCGGAAGGGTGTAGTCTTTGCCGTTGAATCGGACGATAGGTGCATCGAGCTTAGCTTCAGCTCTTGCGGCCCTTGCCGCATCGAGGTCTATGATGCGGCTCATCGATTACGCTCCTGTATCGAAGCTGTCGTCGTCGGTGATTAGATACCACGCGTCAGTGGAATCAGAACCGAGGACCGACAGGGTGATCGGCAGGTCAGCAGCTGCGTTGCGAACGATTGTAGTCTCTACGTTCTCGACCACTACGGCACGACGGATGACCAAACGATAGTTTTTTGTGCCATCGTTCCACTGGATTACTACTGCGTTCTCTGCGAGCGCATCGTCGTTCTCCGGCGGGAAGAAAAGATAATTTCCGCCTGACTCTTCAAAGCTTCCCCCACCCAGCGCAAGGCTGAAGGTGTCTGCGTTCCATTGACGGCAGGTAAAGCTCATGTCAGCTGAGCGGCCGGTGACCACTCGACGGATTGGAAGTAGTGACTGAAAGGCATTGACATCTTCCACGGTCACTCCGAACGAGGCTGAGATGCCGTCCTCCGAGATGTAGCCCAGGTCTTTGTATGCCGCGTTGAGTGCGTCTGTGGGTCCGTTTGGTTCTGCTGTTCCGACGGGTGCGATGTAGACCTTGCCGCCGGAGGCTACCACGACCTCTGATGCGTTGTTTGCCATGATTCTCCTATGGGTTTGGGTGAGTGTAGGCTACGAATCCTGCGAGGTATCTCGGTGTCTTCGTAGTCGGGTCCGGCGACCAAGATACACCAGTCTCCTGCGTGAATCCAGTCACCACACCCTGTGTTAGTAGTGCTCCGTCGAGCTCGGCCAGCAACACTGCTGAGGCTGTGCTGAGCAGATCGAAGGCTGTCTCCTTGTCGTCAGCCCATGCCTCGATGTTGATACGTGGTGCATAGAGCCAGCCTGACATTACAGCTGTGCCCCCGGAAAGGCTGACCCTGATCCTGGGCAACGTCGCTTCAGGTGGAAGCTCTGTAGAGGCACAATCAGCACCGGCAATAGTCTCAATCGCAGAGGAGGCATTGAGAGTGTCCACTACAGCCGATTCGATGTCAGGGTAGGTTCCGTAGCTCATTTTGAATTCCTCCGGATCGCGTAAATTTTCTTGAGCCCCTCGCTGACTACCTGGCGATGCTTCTCAAGGTCTGGCTGGTGCTCTTTTGCATAGAGTCGATCATAGGTGTTGCCGGTAGCCTTCGCGACCTTCTCCGCAGCACGGTTCAAGATAAAACGCGGTCCCTTCGACAGCGATCCATACTCGACGAAATGCGCTTTGTAATCTGTATTGACCACCACGCCAAGAGTGCCGTCATACTCACTGCCATCGATGTCTCCCTTGACCTCATTTCGAGTCGTCTTACCGTTCCAAAAAGAGTAGCTACCGGGCCGGTCGATTAGCCTGTTGGTTCCTTCTTGTCCGCGACGGCGACGGTTTCTACGTGAGCTCGCTTCTTTGAATACCCTGCGAACGGCAGATGCTGGTGTGGCAAAACCTTCGAATGATTTGGAGTAGTAGCCTTCGTCATTTGCTTCTGTTGCAGCCATCCCAGCTGCTTCCCTCGCGACCTGGGTTGCGAGATCATCCATGTATGCTCTGAGCTTCGTGCTGCGGCTCAAAGCTGCCCATACAGCATCAAAGTCAAATTGCACGGTCTCGAAAACCATTGGTTTGCCTGATGCAGATGAGATGTTTCCTACAGCGTCCGGAATTGCCTTTGCTCTTTGACGCTTCATACAGTCACCTTCTTAGCTTCAATTTCGTAATGATGGCTCAGTGCTGCCGTTTGACGTTCGACCGGCGGACCGACTACCTCCCATGTATCGCCACCTACTGAGATGCGATCTGTATGCTTGATGTCATAGTAGCGTGTGTAGATACGAGCTCTAAGCTGTGCAGAATTGGTGTCTTGGTCCAGCTCGGAGGGGCTGGATTCATCTACCCTTACTCGGACGTTGCTGGCATGGGTTTCGTAAGTCTTAGTGATGTTGCCGTAGCGATCCTTTGCGTCGTCGAGTCGCTGGATGGTAGCTGTTTCGTTGAGTAGAGAATCAAAGCTCATACTGTCACCCGGAAAGAATCGAGACCGGCCTGCTCATTGGCCCGAAGCACCGGGGACGGGTCGGCATAAGTCACTGAGTAGCTGCCGATGGTCTCTTGCTTGATACCGGACGATCCATCTGTGATTCGGCCAGCAAGAGCCAGCACCACACCAAGAACAGCATCCGGGACTGTGTCATACCCATGATTGTAGATAACCTCAATCGAGCCGGGTGTGCTCGGCCAAGTTGTGCCGTCAGTGCGCAAGATGTAGCCCTTCTTGCTCCACCTGTATTTTGTAGTCTCAAGCAGATCGCCGTCAATCTCCACCAAGTCTATCCCATTGACCGGAGCTGCCGGTAGCAACAGAATAGATGTGCCTGTGCCGTCGAGAATGACGGTGTCGTTCAGGATTTTGGTGATTGAATGACCGACGTAGCTCCGAACGATGTCCGAAGCTATGTCGATTGCCAGCTCTGCCGACGTTGGGTCGTCAAATTCACGACCCAGGTAGGCTTCAAGATCGGCGACGGTTGCGAGAGGATTACTCACTGACCTCGTCCCCTGCATCTTCGGCTACTGGCACTACCGGCTCAGCCTTTACGGTCTTCTTTGATTCCGGCTTGACGGCCTTGTTCTTTGGTTCTGCAGCTGCAGCGGTCTTGACTACTGCGGTTTTTCCGAGACGAGCTGCCTCTTCCTCAGATACGCGGACGAATACTCCGGTTTCCATTTCGACTACAATCATTGCCATGTGCTTCTCCTCTGTTTCGTCTCTTATGAGAACGGCCCGTCAGTGACAGCGAGTGCTGCCGCTGACGGGCCGTCCCTACGTCCGCTCTACTACGCTGTCAGATCGACTGTGCAGAAGGCTTCAGGGTGTAGCACGCCCATTGCTGCGCGTGCGTTCGCGACGAGAGCCACGAGACCCTTGATCGCGTAGTCGCTGTGCTGTGGATACATTGAGATTGTCAGCGGTGACCGTTCCCAAATTACTGTCTTACGGAAGTCACCAACGATGGCGTTTCCGACTGGAACAGCTTGTGATACCACGCGTGGCAGACCCCAAATGGTAGGTGTTGAGGCTGTTGCCGGTCCACCGAACAGATAGGTATCGTTGCCATCGAGCAGCAGGTCAATCTTCTCGTTATCTTCAGGGTGCACCAGCACTGCAGATGCGCGGCTGTTGCCGACTGTCTGCACCTTGCGGATTGCCTTGCGGATCGAGGTGACAATGTCTGTATCGAAGGCTTGTGCTTGCACGTAGCCTGTGTTGAAGATACCGGTCCAGTTTTCGCCAAGACCGTTTCCGTTGATCAGCTGGTCCTCAATCTCTTCCTGAATGCCGTAGCTTAGGAAGTTGTTTGCGAGGGTTTCAAGCTGAGCAGCGTCTGCGAGTGCGCGGACTGAAGCTGGAATGAAGTGACGGATGTCGCGGACTGCTGCGGTATCCTTCACGAAGGTGATTGTTGATTCAGCAGCAGGATCGCCTTCAGCGGTTGGGGCAGCTGAGTTTACAGACTGTCCGCCGGTGATGCGTTGTGCACGTGCGAATTCGACCAAGTCAGATGTGGTTGAGCCAAGTGTGACGAGGTTGATTGCTGTGATGTCGCGACCAAATGCCTGTGCGACCGGGCGATACATGTCATTCTGCACCATTGCGCCAGCTGAGGTATCTGAGCCACCAAGAAGAGTAGCCTTGAGACCACCAACAGCGACTGTTGGGGAATTAGATAGGCTCTTTACATCAGGTGTTCCGTTGCGGTTGGCTGCGTCGAGCCATCCCTTGAATGCTGCGTCGCCAAGAAGCTTTGCACCAGGTGTGCGAGCTGTGGTTGTTGCAGTGGTTTCAGGCTTTACATCAGCAAGCTCTGCGCCGAGCGCATCTACTGCCTTGCGAAGCTCTGAGTCGGCCTTTACTGCCTTTGCACCGGCGATTGCGGACTCTACTGTCTCGCGCTCTTCAGTGGTCAGGGAGCGGCCTTCAGCAGCGGCGGCTTCAGCAGCGGCCTTTGCTTGAGCGATCAAGTCTTTCATGTTCTACTCCTTGTTGGATTGGGTTGGGTTGAGGTCTGTCAGTGCATCAAGCTCATAGAGCTCAATCAGTGACGCTGCGACTCCCGGCTCCATCCCCAGTTCCTCGGCCTTGACCTGCGATGCAGGTTCCTCGGCCTTGACCGGCTCGGTCGGTGATTCGAGAGAACCGAGAACATTGTCCAAGAGTGCTTTCGCCTCACGGAGAGAGTTCTCGTTCTTCGCAGATAGGGTGCGGCCAGCCTTACGGTTGGCAACAGTGGCACGGCCACTCTTGGCTTTCTCCTCACTCGCTACGAGCTCGGAGAATCTGAAACCGACGAATAGTTGGGTTGCCGAATAGACATCCGCTTCCTGTTCGTAGATACGGACGAGAGCGAGGGGATCATCTTCGCTTGCTTCGAGGCTTAGAGGATCGCCATCGACACCGAAGAAGCCTTCGGTCATGATGTATTCGACTCGGCCATAACCGTCTTGGCCCCACATAACGTAGGAGCCTTCAGACAGTTCGCCAGGTTCGGCTTTGCGGCTTACCTGAGCTGCTTTTGCTGCAATGAGCTGGGTAGCTGGATTGGCACCCTTGAGGGTGACTGAGGCTTCCAAGATGTGAAGTTCACGAAGCTCATTGACTCCGTCGTCGCCCTTTGCCTCGTCGATCACGTCATAGGCAAATGAGAATTCAGTGACTACTCGTTCGTTCAGAAGCGTGCGAACCATCTGTGCTCGCGGCGTGTCGAAGAATGCTGCCTTGATTAGCAGGCCGTCATCGGTCTCTTCAGCTTCGAGTGTTTTTCCGATAAATGATTCAGCTGTAGAAAAATCGTGGTTCCACACCACCGGCAGTGTCTTACCGGCAGCAGCATAACCTTGTAGGGATTTAGCGAATGCGCCAGGCATGACTCTATCGCCGACGAGATCGGTGTTTCCGAATACAGATACGAGAGCAGTGAATGACCCATGAGGTGCCTCAGAGTCTGATACTGCCTTTACCTCGATCTCAGCTGGAAAGCTTTTGATGTTCATGCTATGGGACTCCTTTCCCGTTGTTGATTGAGTGCGTGCGGATTCCTCATCGGCAAGTTCCGAGAGAATGCGTTCTGCCCAAGCACGTCCGGGGTCTCCTCCCCATAGTGCCCAAGCTATTCGACCGGCAGATGGATAGCCTTCCTCGTCCGGTGACCATCCTTGACCTTGCTTATCTACCTCGTGTCGAGCGAAGTAGCTTACCATGCGACCGATTGTTTCTTCGGAGAGGTTTCGACCGTTGGCAATGTCTCGTGCGCGAGCTACCCCTACCTCGGTCCCGCCACGTCCGTATTCCTGTCTCCAGCGCAGCCCTCGCTCAGCTTCCTCACGAGCTCCTTGCGGGGGTGAGTATTGCTTGCGACCGGCACTACGTTCCCCACCTACCGGAATGTCCTCGGCCAATGAGATTGCTACCATCTGATCTACAGCTTCCTGTCTCGTGCGATGACAGCCGACTACCTCGCCATCCTCTTTCTCAACGGCCCAGCCTGAGCAGTCAGGGTTTTCGTTTGTCACGAAGTATGGCATGGGTTATCCTACGAAGTCTACCATGCATTGGCAGTTAGCTCGCTCGTCGTCATCCAGGTCAGGATCGCCCGGCCAACGAGCTCCATTGCTGAAGGTGTCGCTGATTGCGACTGTCTCGCCATTCAGAGCTGCGTGCGACCCGCGAGGGTTGCCGCTGGTCACAATCCATGTCTTAGTTCCACGGTTGTTGGCTTGTGCTGACTCGATTCGTCCAAAGTTCGCCATCGCAGTGGCCAGTGTAAATGAAGAGCCGACCGTGTCAGCGTCTCCCATCTCTTCAAACATCTCACGAGCTATGTCTACCGGCGAATCCTCGTCTCCAAGATCGGCGAACCGACGAGACAGCCGGTCTTGAGTGGCCTTGTTGATACGCTTTGCCGCGCCATCAGCTACAGCTGCGAGATAGTTTCGAGCATTATCTACATCCCACTCACCTACTATTTTTGCTGAGCGACTGGTGACTCTTGTTAGCGCAGGTAGAAGGTCAGCAGCCAGCTCCTTATCGAACCTGGCGCGGTCGTAAACGCGACGTGCGTCAGCTTTGACCTCTGCGGATTTGGCAGCTCCAAGTCTTGAAGCAACAGATCGACTCTGCCTCTCGAGATTGTCCTTGAGCACCTGAGCAATTGAGTCCGCTCCCGATTGACGAATCTCCAAGAAAGTCTGTCTGCTGATTGCTTGCTTCTCGCCATCAGGTAGTGATGCTGCTTTAGCCTCTACGTTATCAGCAGAAAGTGTTCCGAGGGTTCGCTCATCGCTTACGGTATCTTGTGGTGATGCGAGACCGCCTACGAGCACATTGAGCGGAGTCACGAGATCGTCTCCGCCGTCGATTGCCGGTAGGTTGAGACGAGCACGTGCCTCATTCCTTGTGAGGTAAGGTGCTCCTACGGAAGCTTGCAGAACACCGGCTTGCTCCTCGAATGACCCGCGCAGCTTTTCTTGCAGCTGGAATTCGAGATAGGCATTTGGCTCGTTGAATTCGGGTAGAAGCTGAGCTTCAAGTTCCTCGCTTATGATTGTTAGCCAGGGAGCTAAGCAGTCAGTGTAGAGCTGGCGATGTTGTTCAGTCAGGCTTGAGTAGTTCGCATTTCCGAGACCCAGCAGACCGGCAGGCACTCCGTAGGCAGCAGCAACGATTTCCCGAGCAAGTTGATTACTCTCAAGATACTGCGCGTCTCTCGGTGAGAATGTCTGTAGTGGCTTGGCAATCATGCCCTCTTCGAGGACTGCAGTCTTACCTGAATTCTTTGCGCCGGTAAAGCTGGCATCCCAGTCCGCACGGAATCTCGCACGAGCTGTGTCACTCCATTGAGGGGCACCGATCGGACGTTCAATGACCAGTGAAGCTCTCGCACCCTGTCTCCACAGACCTTCACGATGTTCGGCAGCAGCTTGCTGCTCAGCAAGTAGCTGACGTAAAGTTTCAAGCGGCGACAGACCCTTTCGCAGGTCTTTTGGATTGTAGCCATGAATGTGAATAACCTGATCCCGAGTGTAGTCGATTGTCCCGTTGGTTCCCTTGATGCGGTATCCTTCCGGACGTAGCCAATTGTCTCCAAGAGCTTGCACCATGTTTGGTGGCACTCTGACGAGAGCAATGCGATCTCCGCTCCGAACCTTGACTCGGATAGCTTCGTCATAGATGCAGAGGTCTTTTACGAGACCTTCCATCCAGCGCGAACGAGTAGTGTAGATGTCGGGTTGTTCAAGAGTTTGTGTCAGCGATGTGCCGGTAATGCGCGAACGGCTATTGTCGCCATCTCGTCGATAGGCATGCAGAGGAATCTGCGAAATGTTCCGTGCCAAGAAATCGACCACAGAGCGGACCTCGTGCTGCGCCTTGTAGAGGTCAGCGTAGTCAATACCACGACCATCGAAAAGACTAATCTGCCCGCTGAGATCGGGTCGGTTCAGGAGATTGTTCGCCTGGACACTGACGAGACCGTCTGCGTTCTCGACGATTGCCATGTCTTACTCCTATTCCGTGACCTGAATAAAGTCTATGTTCTCTCGCTCGATGAGCACCTCGCCAGCTACGTCCACCGGCTCAGAGCCCGGCTCAAGCAGCGAAGCACCCTTGAGAAGCACTATGCTTCCCGATACCTCTATGAGATACCCACGGAAAGCTCTGCCAGTCTTTAGATTGACGAGAACCTTCCGTGAGTATGCGAGCCTCTTGTATGGATTAGGCACTGTCGTTCCTTAGCTTATCGCGCTGACGTGTAGTCCGATCCGATACGCAGCGGGAACCGAGCCGATTTGGTTTTGGATGTTGTTCGGCAGTGTGTCCGTTTCGTAGTTGAAAGTTGCTGGATTGATGCTGCCATTGTAGTAGCCACCAGCCCAAAAACCATACGGCCCACTGGAGAAGTTTGCCGGGTTGATTCCGTTATTCCAAAACGGGTTGTGCTGCGTCTGCGCCAGCGTCAGGAATTGCGGTCCGTCTGCATTGTCGTGTGTGCCGGTGTTTACCGGATTGACTGCCATACCTACGAAGTAGACTGTTCCAGCTGTTAGATTCACTGTCGATCCGAGAGTAATCTCCCGCACCTCGCTGGAGAAACCACCCACGTCATCACTCGATTTGACCAGGGTGTAGCCCAAGTCTTTCACGAGTCCGTGCGGACGACCGGTGTTTCCTTGATCATAGATGAAACCACGAACATGCATACCTGTATTGCCAGCGGCTGTCGTTCCGTTGCCGTTGTATGCGAATGCCCATTTGGAGATGGTCACATTGGTGTTGAAACGGATAGCTGCGAGCATAGCTTGCGGGAATGCGTTCGTTGTATTCTGCGTTCCGTCGCCGATTGGGAAGTAGTAGCGGCTGGTCCCGATTGGTGCGATTGCTGGCCATGCTGTTCGAGGATCGCCGTCTTCCCAGCTCGTCCCGTTGAAGATTAGTGCGCTGTCGCGTATTGCCCCAGCCGTTGCTACATCTTCGAGGTCATTGAGGTCGATGTGGCCAGCGGGTGCTGGTCCGTTCACCCATTCGGTGCCGTCGTATTGCAGAACGTCATCGGTTGATGCGTCTGTGATGTTTACATCGGTCAGACCGTCAAGGTCACCGGCACCGGCTCCACCGGGTGCATAGAAGCTGCTATCAGGCATGATTACCCCACCTTCAGGATTCGAACGTCTTGGCCGGCAGAGCTTGCGATTGCGTAAACGACTGACCCGAGCCGGAGATCGAGTGTTCGTGCCCCACCCGCAGGGATGGGAGAGCCATTTGAGGTTGTGACGGAGCTATTTCCGCCGATGTAGATCGTCACCGATCCGTTGTTCAAAATTTCGTATGTGACGCGACCGTCTTTATTGCCAGCTGCATAGTCATCGCCGGTGATGATTGCTGTGGCTGCGGTTCCTACAGTCACTGCTGATGCTGTGATACTCACAGTAGCTCGACCCCCCGATCCTCGTAGACGCTCTTGCCGGTAAACGCTGAGCCCGTGAGCATGGCCGAATTCAGCGACATGGCCAGCGCGACGATTCCGTCGATACGAGCCACAGACCGAGCCTTGTCCACCTTGATGTTTCCAGCCGGGTCCATGTTTACGAGTGCGCTGTCGGCGTGCGCTCGCAACACCGGGTGTGCTCCGTGCCTTAGCGTCTTGGAGAGGATGAGTGCCTCAAGCCTTTTGGTCGGAGCTGACATGGTTGCAAATCCCTGCCGTGTTGGAGCGACTCGCATTCCAAGCTCCTGGAGATCGGTTATCAGAGACGTAGCGTTCCACGGGTCATAGGCAAGCTCTAAAATCGGGTGCTTGTCAGCGATGTCAATGATAGCTTGCTTGATCCATTTGTAGTCCACGACGTTGCCCGGAGTCAGGGTGATGTGACCTTGATCGGCCCATGTTCCGTATGGCAGCCGGTCTCTTTTCTCACGCTCTCGAAGGTCAGCCCCTGGTATCCAAAAATGCGGTATCGCGGTGTATCCGCCATCTTCTTCAGGGAAGAGCTGCACGAGAGCACTGATGTCTGTGGTGCTCGAAAGATCGAGCCCGATGTAGCAAGGTCTTCCCTCATACTCCTTCTTGTCGATAGGTGTCTCGCCGCACGCATCCCAAGCTCGCATGTCAATCCAACGACTGACCTCCCTGGTCCAACGATTGAGATACAGCTGAGCAAAGGTAGTCTGACGAGCTGGCGATACTTTAGCCTTCTGCACTTCGCTCTCAAGGAAGTCCGGCATTACAGTAATTCCAAGAGACGGATTCGCCTTTGCCCATGTTTTAGGATTGTCCCAGTCGTCAGCGTCCTCAGCTGCGTAGATGACAGTGAGGAAGCTGTCGTCGCGGTGTGTTCCGTTTGCTACGTTCACAGCATACTCGTGCTGCTCCCATGCGATGTGGTTCGGATCGTAGACACCGGCGGTAGTAATTCCAATAACGATTGGCTGGCGACGTGCTCCTACCGAGGAGCTGAGAACATCCCACAGCTCGCGACTCTTATGTGCGTGCACCTCATCGAGAACACAGAGGCTTGCCCCGAGCCCGTGTTGCCCCAGCGCGTCACCTGAGATTGTGCGGAGAACAGAGCCAGTCTTAGGCACCTCAATGTATGATCTAACAGCACGACACCGGCCACGTAGCTTTGGAGATGCCTGCACCATCTTTCGCGCCAGCTCGAAACATAGTCTTGCCTGAGCTCGATCACGAGCACCCATGTAAACCTGAGCTCCGGGTTCATTGTCGGCCAACAGACCATAGAGAGCGAGACCGGCGCACATGGTAGTCTTAGCTGCCTTGCGGGGAACCTCCACCCACACAGTGCGATACAGTCGAGTGCCGTCAGCTCGCTTGTATCCGAACAGCGGTCTAATGACCTCGTATTCCATCCACGGCATCAACGGCCACGGTTCACCGGCACCTTTACCTTCCACCAGGTGTAGCAGCTCGAAGAAACGCACAGCTCGATCTGCCGCCTGCTCGTCGTAGTAGGCTCCATCGGGAAGGTATTTGCCAGCCGACGTATGGAGAGGCTTAGTCCAAGAGATCGCTGTCATCAGACGATTCTCCATCCGCTTTCAATCGCGTGCGTGCCGACGGGGTCAAGCCCAATTCGCCGGCGAGCTGGCGAATCAGCATCGCGGAGTCACGCTGCACTCTTACAGCTGGATTGCTTACCATGCCGTCACGCCGGCCTTCGACCAGCACGCCTTCTCGATCCACAATCTCGGTCGAGCGTTGGTAGTTCACGACTGCGTTAGCATAAGCAGCCAAGATGTCTTGGTCGGCTTCGAAGAGTAGTCCCATCAGCTTCAGTTGCTTGGCGGTGCGTCGCCACACAGCCTTTGCATCTTTGCTGAGCCACGTCGGACAGCGCGGCTCGCTCTTGGCTGGCTTCGGTTCCTTTTGATTGATACGGTCAGCACGCACTCCGCGAACGACGCGCAGGTGCGTTGGTGTTGGTGCCGGTCCCGGTCTTGCCATTACGAGCTCCTCCTATGGGGTGCTTTTATCAGTGCGCCGATTCCGTTCGGTGACATAGTTGGCCTAACCTGTCCTTTTGCGGGCGAAGC